CTATAACTAATTTTCCGCAGTCACACTTACAAAGCCACAAAACCTGTTTTCTGGAACTTCTTCCTGCGTCCTTTATACATGTTAATCTTCCGAATTTTTGTCCTGTTAAATCTTTGTATTTACTCACTTGGATTTTGACCCTCCTTGACACTCCACCGCATCAGTGATACAATGGAGTTGGTTATCGGCGGCTTTAAGCCGTTTCTTTTTTATCCACTTTTTCAACTTCCCAGGACGCATACACGCCGAATGCTCCTGAGATTTTCAGGAGTCCATGCTGCCCAATCATTTCCACCCGCCCGACATGTCCGCCGCTGATTATTCGGACCTCATCGCCTAGTTTTATGTCGCCATAGCTGTCTCTAAGGCCCATAAACTCACGCAATGTTTTTGTCATGTTTCCCACCTTCCTTTATCACCTTGATATATTTACCGTCGTTGACCTCTACCCGATACCCCATCTGCCACAGCAGTACACAGTCGTTGAGGTTTACAGGTGTTGGTATTGGCGTTTGCTTTTTCTTCATAGTTTCACGCTCCTCTCCTTATCAGCAATTCATTTCACTTTCCAAAGGCTATCAATACCATCAGACCCATTCCTGTCAATGCAAAAGCCCATGCTGCCAAATCTGATTCGTTCAATAGCTTATAAAATTTGTTCACATGCTCACCTCCCTCAGTCAAAACCCTCAAAGCATTCCTCAACAATATCCCTCTCACAGTCCCATATTGAGGGGAATATTTTTTCTGTTCGCTCCCACATACAACACCGGTTGAATTCGTCCCACATTGGACAACTCACAGCGCCACCCCCAAATCTTCCAGGTCAATTGATGGTGCGGGCATGGAATAATATTTTGCTCCGGCCCTCATCAGCGTGTAGATTTCATTGACTATTTGTTCTCCTTCGTCCTCTTCGTACGTGCCAAGCAAATACGTTTTAAAAAGTCTTTTGCCGTAAATATTGGTTCCGTAGAATTTGCCGTTAATATAGATGTCATCTGTGTAGATTGTGCCTGGGAACAGGCCCTTGTCGTTAAGTGAGAATATAACGTCGCTATCCTGGCTTTTGATAAACATGTTACACACCTCTTTATTTCGCAAATATTACGCTCAAACCCGCGCCTATCATCTCATTTAGTTCCTTCTCTATGTCCTGCCAGATGCCATGTTCATGATCCTCTACCATCCCATCACAGGCTACATCTACCATGTGGTGGTGTATGTCTGTGACGTCCTTGACTTCCTTCTGCAGTTTCAACACCGACCGCGGCAGGTCCAGAATGTGTAAGTCCGGCAAAAACCGGCGACCGACTTCGGTTGACTGCTTCAAGTGCAGATATGCCAAGTGCCTTGCGTTGTACAACTCCACCATCCTGCATACCACATCGTCCGGCGGTATCGTTCTGCCCGCTTCGTACTCTGCCAAGCTCCTTACTGATATATATAGCTGCTCCGCTGCTTGTTCTTGGGTCAATCCAGCATTGCGTCTGGCGTTTTTATAGATGTTTCCGCATGTTCTCTTCATTCTCAATTCACCCCCTTTCGTGTAAAATAAGATTACAAAATCACTTCTGCCTGTCCCATCAAATGCCGCCACGTCAAACGATTTTTCTTATGCCCCTCCTGGGCGTCAATACCGGCGCCTGGGAGCCCTCGTCTATATACGTTGCCAATGCCTTTGTAGTCAGCACCCACTTGCGACCAGCTTTGATTGCCAGAATATCTCCCCTGGCGCACATCTCCCGGACTGTCTGCCAGTATAGGCCAAGTTCCTTGGCCGCCTGCTCAAAGGTTAGAGTTGTGCCGTATTTTTGCAGCAGGTATTCGTAAGTTGTAGACATGCGGAATCATCCTCCTTTACTCTGTGCCGGTTTTGGTGAGGTCTCCTTCATCCTGATAAAACAGCGTCCAGTTAAAGCCGAGGACTGCCGCTATTCTTTTGGCAGTATCTATTGATGGAGTTGCCCCACTCTCAATTTTGGTTATGGTTGTTCTGTCCAAACCGACTAAATCGGCTAGCTCTTGTTGAGTCATGCCTTTCTCCATCCGTATGTTCCTTATGTTCACGTTAAGCACCTCCCATGTGCCGTATCTTCACTTTTATTATATGTGATGATTCTTCCCATGTCAAGATGTTGTGCGAAATATTTTCACATTTATTGATTGTGAAATTTTTTCACATATAATTAATTAAAAGGAGGGTTACTCTTATGAAAACAGGCGATAGGCTGAGAAAATTAAGGACGAAGAAAAAGTTACGTCAATTAGATGTGGCTAAACATATAGGAGTTGACAGGAGCACATATTCCAAGTACGAAACCGGAGACAGCGCCCCTGATTACGATACTTTATGTTTTTTAGCGGATTTATACGACGTGTCAACCGACTATCTTCTTTGCCGAGTAGATGAACCGCAGCACAAAATTGTAGCCAAAGAAGATCTGCCGCGAGAACTCGCGCGGTACGTTGACTACATAGAAATCCTAAAAGACTATTCTATTGATGACATTAGTCCCGAAGAATTGCGCGAAGTGATAGAGTTTGCGAAAAAAATCAAAAACAAGGCTTAGTTAATCTTATATTTTTCTCCGTCTATCACTACTGCTTTAATTATTCTGTTTTTCTTCTTTGTGGATTTTCTTTTATTATTGGCAGGCGTAATATTCTTCATTGTTTATGCCTCCGAACATGTGTTCTGTATATAATTGTACATGCTATGCTTGGAAAAAACAATAGGGAAATGGAAGTTTTTCCATAGGACTAAAGTCACATTTTTCTTAATGGGTTTGCTTGTCGCATATAATTTGTTAAAATAAGGATGAAAAGTCTAGACAAAGAGGAGGTTTTCAATATGAAAAAATTTCTTTATTCATTTCTAATTCTGACATGCGTATTCTTTGTACTCGCAGGCTGCAACGATGTGAAGCCGGAGAAGGTAGATGCAGAAACAGTCGGCAAAACAAATGCAAAGATCGAGACATTCAAAATCGGCGATTCTGTCAAAGCCGGAAATTTGATTTTCACAGTGAATTCAACAAGGACGGACGCAGGCGGCGAATTCATCAAACCAGACGAGGGGAAAATATACTACATAATTGATGTGACCGTTGAAAACACCGGCGATGAGCCCGAGAGCGTGAGTTCCTTGATGATGTTCAAGCTGATTGACTCCGACGGCTACAACTACTCGGTCACTTTCGGTCCGGAAACACAAGGGCAGGTAGATGGTGAAATATCCGCAGGCCGGAAGCTCCGAGGCGAATTGGTATATGAAATACCCGAAAATTCAAGCGGTTTGGAGCTTCAGATAGACCCGACAGTATTTGGAAGCGGGCAAATAATTGTTGAGCTGGACAGGTGATTTGAATTGAAGATTAGCCGGCACGCCAGGGGAAATTATTACACCACATTCAAGGGAAAGTTCATCTACGGCGCTACTCCTGAGGAAGTGGAGGAAAAATACGACGAGCTGAAATACCAATATCGGCAAGGGTACAACGTCGACAAGAACCCCACGCTGGAAGACTATATGATTCTTTGGTATAACACGCACAAAAAGGGCCAGGGGGCACTGAAAACCCAGGAGATGTACCGGAACTGTGTAAACAACCACATCAACCCGGCCTTAGGTCACAAACGGTTGAAGGAAATAACCGCTACCCAGGTGCAGGCTCTTTTGAACAGTATAACGAGTTCTAAAAGCCTTGCCCATAAGGTGCGGATCACCCTGAACCAAATATTTAAGCAGGCCATGGCTGACAGGCTGGTTAATTTCAACCCAGTGCAGGCTTGCAAGGTGATAGCACCGGACAAGCCTAAGCGGAAGTTTCTTTCCGAGGTCCAGAGAAATTTGCTTCTTGATATAACCAAATCTAACCGAATCTACCCGTTGATATATACCATGCTTTATACCGGTATGCGCCAGGGTGAAGCCCTAGCCTTGACATGGAATGATATTGACTTTGACAAAAAGATTATCCGTGTCACAAAGGGCACGGAATATGTGAAGTCCAAGCCTCGGGAAAAGGCGCCAAAAACCTCACGAGGTAATCGGACAATTCCAATACCGGAAGAATTGACGAAGTTCCTCCAGGAACACAGGAGAAAAACAAAAAGCATCTATGTATTCCCCGGTCATGCGGGTGGACCAATGGGACTGACAGAACTGGACCGTCATTGGAGAAAGGCAAAAAGAAAAATCGAAAAGTGGTTTGAGTCAAATTCAGATGCTAATATAGAACCTTTCAATCTTACCTGTCGGCTGCTGCGACACACATATTGCACTGGCTTATTTGATGCCGGCATAGACGAAGTATCTGCTGCTGAAATTATGGGACATGATGTCAGTATCATGCGAGAGGTTTATACTCACATTTCAGACGAAAGAAGAAAGGCAACCGTTGAAAAAATCGAAACGCTGTACAAGGTCAAAAAACGGTCAAAAAAGGGTGTAAAAGTTGTGAAATGACTTGTGAAGCTGTTTGCAAAAAAGCCGCTATTGCAGACATGTCAGCGAATACGGGAGTTAGATTTGTCTGACTACGGATCAGAAGGTTTCGGGTTCAACTCCTGATGGGCGCGCCAGATAAAAACCTTAGAAAGCCGCCTGCTTAAGGCGGCTTTTCTGTTTCACGAGAAACATTATAGAAGTGTTTAAAAGTGGCAAAAAGTGTTGTGAAAAGCCCTTAAATGTTGTGAAAGTGTTGTGATGAAAAGCGAAATAAAAAAGAGCCTCACGGCTCTTCAATTTTTAGCTCCTCGGCCCGTCGCCGGATGAGGTACTCTATTTCCGCTGTCTGGCTCCGGGCCTCTTTTTTTGCAAGAAGCTCAAGGAGTCGCTTGTCTCTCGCTGATAACATAATTGATGTTTTCTTTTTCATGGCCATGATGTTTCCCCCATTCTCCCCGGATATGCCGCCGGGGTCGGCAATTAAATGTTTCTCTGCACATCTACTACAATAAGAAACTCCATTAATAATAACAACAGAAGGACTTTTTTTGCCTTTTAAACGAGAGTATCTGTCGCCAAGATGCTTACCGCAGTTGCCGCATATATAAGCACGATTCGGATAAGATGCAATTGTGCTTCCTATCATTGTTTTCCACCTCACTTTCTGCCGGTATTAGCCGACCGGCGGCGGCGTATGTCTATGCATATTTCGCAAGTCTCTTTTGTAGAACCTTAAGCTGTTGTTGCCGCCATTTCATATATGCTTCTTTCGTGACGAAACGTGTAAAACCGTTGCCTTTGTATTCGTCACTAAAACAGTATGCGGATATCCAGTATTCTTGTTTACGTTCGTCTTTCATGTACTCATAATCTTCGTCACTGATCCTGATTTTGTACTGCGGCGAAAATTGTCCGCCCGGATCCACTTCAACAATAGTGCCAAAATGTGACGGATTCGCCATATCGCCATGATTGTATATTTCCGTACCGACTTCAAGTAGTTTGATTGTTTTCACTTTTTATACCTCCAATCTTTACTTTGGAGGCCGCCAGCAGTATAATTTTACTGACGGCCTTGTGCTGTTATAATCCCCGGAAACTTTGGCGATCGGAAGGGGATTATTTTATTGCCGTTATAGTGATTACTACTTTATCTTTTGTCAAGCCATTGATACATCCTTTAATGTATTTATTCAGCGCTGGAACACTGATATAATAGCTTGTGCCTGGTTGGTCTATTACTATGGTAGTAGTTGAGCCTCTCTGTTTTATCTCTTCCAGTATTTCTTCGGTGCTGTATGTCTTGATTGTATTGCCGATTCTTATATCCATGCCTTTTCCCTCCCTTCACCGGACTTGTGATAGGAAGGGGCGTTTGCCCCTTCACTGTTTACTGTTTCCCGTAATTTTGCTCGGATGCCATGAGTTTACCAAGCATGTACCATGATACGCCTGCATCTTTCAAGCCCTGTGCCCGCTCAAAGGCTTTTGTGAGAGTAGCAGCTCCCGTCCAGCCGCCGCCGTCTTTCCAGCCCTGTAACCATTTTCCGTAGGCAGATTTTTTGTTAGTGCGGATCGGTCCGGATGCGGTATAAATGATGCCGCGCTTGGGTTGTTCGATGGGGTTATTCTGGCAATCCATGTTGTAGTTTACAAGTGAGCAGGTGTTGCAATCGCCATTGTTTTGCGTGCAATAAATTTTCATGATAACTCCTTTCCTGTGGCTGCCTGCCTTTCGGTCAGGTCTTATGCCTTCTGCCCGGACTTGTGACCGGGCCTGTGCATTACCGCCCTTGCGGGCGTCACTCTGCTAGACTGAAAGTGTACCCCCATATTCCGTTCTGTCCAATTTCCCCGCCAAAAAACACATGAACTGGTTCGGGGAACAATTCAGTCTGAAAATATGTCCTGATGATGTTTTCGGCTTCTTCAGGGTCACAGGTTGCCCCAAGGGAACTACCGCTTTCTGTTTTTATTACTGCTCCGTGCGAGAAATCGCAGAAGTAGCCAAGGTTTGTGATTTTTTCTATTTTCATTTTTCAACTCTCCCTTCT